TTTCAATTTTATCTAACCGTTGCATTGCGTGGGCATCACTGTACTTTTCGGGGTAACGCTTTTGTAATTTAGCGATATTTTGTGCCGCGATTTGCCCCATTGAAACGCCGAGCGTGTCACACGCCAACGCAACAAACCACATTAAATCGCCTAATTCTTCAGCGGCATTTTTTGAATCTAAAGATTGCCCATAAATTGCATACTTTTTGACACAATCTGTGAATTCACCTGCTTCGCCCGATAAGCCCATCGCCGCGTGAACGAGATTAAATTTAAAATCGCCCGCTTTTGCAGTTTTAATCGCATTTTCTTGAAACTCTTGAAAGTTCATTTTTTTTAATCCTTTTATCGTTGATGTTTTGGGTAATGGGGTTCTGTAATATCCTGACTATAGCCACAATCAATACAGGTTTTTTTGCCCGTTGATTGATATTTTATAAATGTGTGTGTGCAGGGTTCATCATCAAGCAAATCGTTTTTTGTCAGATAATCGACGAAAAAAAATACTGTGAAAATCAATCCTCCTGCTATTAAAAAAGCGTCTTTTATGTCGAAAATCATTTTTTCTCCTGTTTTTTCTTTGCATTTAGGATGATTTTGTAAAACGTTGATTTGCTTACGGCATATTTTTTCAGCAAATCTGCCCTGTTTTTGCCGTTGTATTCGGTTTTTATTTTTTCGTTGCGTTCTGAAGCGTATTTTTTGGGAATATAATGCGGACTGCCGCCAATGGATTTCATGATTTTATTAGCGGCACACATTGCTAAATCAGATGCAACCGATTGTGAATGTCCAAAATTCAAGGCAGTTTGCATCACAGCAGTTTTAATTTGTTCGATTACGTCGGTTTCCATGTTTGCCTTTAGTCGGGAATGTAAAAGGATTTCTTTTTGTGTTGTTCGATTGCTTGAATTGGATTTGAACCAATTGGTTCGGAATCAGATTTAGAAATTTCACCGACTAATTCCGCCCATTTTGCTTTTGTGTAATGATGCAAACGCAATTCGTGATGATGCGCGGCGGCGTAAGCGTAGACGTAAGTATCAAGCGGTTCATTTCGCGCACCACGCTTATTCACAAATCGTCCTGTTTTGGGGTCGAAGGTTTCAGATGTGAACCCTGCGAAAAACTCACGCTCTAATTGCTCACTGAAATGTAAAGCGCGTTCAGGCGATTCTTTGTCAGCATCCGCCGATAAACGGGCAAAAATTTTGTGTTTGATTTGAATTGTGCCGACGTGTTGAATGTGAACGCCGAATTTGTTGAGTTGACCGCGAAAATTCACATCAGTGGCTTTGGGTTTTGATAACACAGGCGCGGTCGTTGACGTTGCACCGAAAATCGCTAACGGGCGTTTGATTTGTTTGCGGCGAACGTAATCTTTTACGGCTTCAGTTCTGTGACCACCCGCGTCAATAGCCGTTGCAATAATCGGTAGTTTTTTACCGTTTTCACATTCGATGGGCGTATTGAGTAATTTGGTGAGTTCATTCCAAACATGATCCTCAGCAGGGTCGCCCATCAATTCGACGTAATCCAACACCCACGATTTCATGCCAACGCCCCAGCCGACAATTTGAACCGCTAAACGATTATCTTGGGTATCAACGCCTGCTGTAATTGCGCCCACGCCATACGGTGCAACCCGAAGCGGGTAATTTTCAGCACGTTCTGCTATGACGTTCATTTTGATTGAACGCATTAGCGGGTCTTCAAAGGCTTCGGCTAAATAATCGTTGATAAACGTTTTTAATCGCGAAGGGTCACTTTGACAATCCAGCCACATGACGACTAAATCTGCCCAGCGAATACCCAAACCAATCGGATAATACAAACAGTTCGCATGATAGCCGCGCAATGTACCGTCAGGATTTTCAGCTACCCAACGACCGCGTGCAATCAATTCTGTTTTTTGATGTTCATAAATATCGCCTTCACATTCATTGCAAACATAACGCACGTTGGTTGCGCCTTTTTCCCATTTCAATTTTTGCCAAATCAGCGGCTGTTCATGGTTGCAATGCGGACAAGCGATGTAATAACGGCGTTGGTCTGATTTTTCATAGAGTTGTTCCGTACGGCTTAATCCTTTGATTTGCGGCGTGGAGGCAAACAACACTTTGTACGTTGAACGATATGACGTGGTGCGACCAAGTAACATATCAACAGGATCATCTACGCCCGATAAGTTTTGCGCGAAGGTGTCTAATTCATCGACGAGCAGAATTTTTACCGCCGTGGATTTGAGCCTTGCGGGTGAACCTGCGTGTTCTAAATACAGTTGCCCCCCGTTGAAGTCTTTGAACCATTTGGTGTTCGCACTTTCGCGGCTGGCGTTGGTGGTGAGAATTTCAGCGACTAATGGCGTTTCTTCAATCAACGGTTTTAATTTTTGATTGTTGAATTTTGTCATCGACACTTCGGACGGGAAGCACAGCATTATCGGCGCGGGAGCTTCTACCATCGAATACGCCATGATGTTGCTGATAATTTCTGAATTATGCGTTGGTATCATTTCGCGTCCCGCTAAAAATAAATGCGTTGGTGAATCAACAGCAATACATTTTGTTTTAACGGTTGGTACTAGCTCGATATTAGTAATTCTGCGGCGTGTAGCTTCTAAAATTCTGCATTCTGCTCTATTGCGCTGTAATGCTAATTTTCGTGGTAATGAAAAAACAGGTTGGTCTGAATAAGCGGTAAAGCTGATTACAAATGAATCTTTGCAGCTTGTTTTCTTTTTATAAATAGTTGGCTTAAAACCTAGTGAAGCGATTAACTCAAAAATATCGTTAGCTAATGTTGGATAAGATGATGCGATTGAAACCCTGCCATTTTGCTTACTAATCGTTCCGTCTGTATCCATTAAGCCTTTCAATAAATCCAGTCTTTGCTCAATCGAGGCGCGTAAATAAATCTGTGGAATGTGTTTATTTTTTATCAGATTTAACTCTGACAAACGATTAAAAAACGTTTGATTAACAATTTCATCTACTGCATGACCACGTTTATTTTTCATTGATTGCTGTCTGCCACATTCCGCGCAACGTTCAATCCCTTTTATTATGTAAATTCCAGTTTCTGCCAATACATGACCGCGAATACATTTACCTTCTCTTATACCGCGATGGTCAATCTGTAAAATTAAATTACCGTCCTCTTTGTTTTTAATTGCAACGTGATAACCATCAGAATTTATGCGTGAAATTAAATGTGGTGCGTCTAAATGATGCTGTGTTATTTGGGCGGCATAGCTATTGCCGTCACCTAACCATGCTCCCAATGTATAAGGCGCGATAAGCAATTTAGCAGGTGGTAAATCTAACGCTTTGGCAACAGGAATTGCGTAAATGTTATTTTTGCCGTGTTTAAAATTGGCTGACATTTCCAGTGTTGTTAGCGTTTCAGTTTTTACAGCGTGATAATGGCGGTTGTTATCAACTACCCAGCGATGCCCAGCATCTGCAATGATTGTCGCGCCGTCTGAAAATGTCACACGATAACAAGCATGGTCTGTAAAAATTTCAGACACTGCCAACACGTTACAAGGTTTTCCATTGTCATCAAAAACGCTATCACCAATTGATAAATCGCCCATTGTTGACCAGCCGTTAGGTGTCACAATGGGTGTATCGAGTGCTAAGGCTTTTCCGATTTGGATCGGCAGCATTAACACAACTTGATTCACGTTCGAGCGCGACGAAAAGCAATCCATGATTTCACGTTGAATTGGATTGCTATCGGTTCGCCACGCCCCCGCTTTTGCTGACGTTTTATTCGACAACACGCGATGCAAATCCGCCCATTCACTCACGCTGATATGTTTGCGTGGTGCAAAGGAACGGGAAAGCGCGTAGTAGATTTTTTCGTGAGCGTTTAGGTACATGGCGAACCCAATTTCTTAAACAGTTGTGAAAGTTCAGTTAAAAAACTTTCGTTGTAATCGCGCATCATGGATTTAATGCGGGTTGCATCCGATTCCGCCGCGAGTTGTTCAGCTAAAATGTCGGGTTGTGATTCAAAACGATTGCGAATGATTGACGCGGCATTGGTAATTGCGCGTAAAACATCCTCTGCAATTAGCAATAACCCCGTTGATTGTTCATATTCTTGTTTTGCGCGTAAGGCTTTGAATTTTTCGTGTTGTGTTTTGTAATCGTTGTAAGAACCTTCAACGATGTCGGTGGAATTATCGTGTGAACTTTGTGGTTCAACGTCGTCATCGTCGCTTTCAATATCGGAGGTTTTTTCAGCGCGTGCTTTTTCGTGACGCTCGACAACACCGCCTTTTGACAGGTCACGGCTTTCTTCAATCAATTTGAGCGAGGCATCAACCACAATCTTTTTGCCTGTTTCGTCATAAACCAGCCGCCCGTATTTGCCCAAATGCGTCACATAAGACGGTTTTTTGTTCAGGATTCGCGCAAATTCGCTTTTGGTGACGATGTTTTCAGTCATTGACTTCACTATCAGTCATAAAACCGTACTTTGCCGTAAATTCGCTTTCAGTTAGTTTGCACATTTCTATGTATTCCTCACACTCCCCCAGCGTTTTGCAATAGATTTCGCTGTCATCATCGTTACAGGTCACAACATAACCAGTGAAAGCAGTGACTTTCATGTTTAGCGAAGCGGCTTTTTCTTCTAAGGTTTCTTTCTTCATTTTTCTTTTTTTTGTTTAAAAATATAAAAATAATAATGTGTGCAGGGTGTGTGCAGGGTGTGTGCATAGTCTGTGCAGGGCTAAAACGTAGGAAATACGCTGTCTGTGCAGGGTGTGCAGGGTGTATGCTATTACGCATACGAGAGTAATGTGTTTCAGGAATTTTAATTGCTCGCACATACGCCCGCGCATTACCCCTGCACACCCTGCACAGCCCTTGAAATTCGTGGTTTTCGTACCCTGCACAACCCCTGCACAGACTATGCACAACCCCTGCACAAACTTATTCATAAGCACCTGCTTTATAGCCTTTTACCGCTAATTTAAAATTTGAAACACACTTACCAAGCCACGCCTGTTCAGATTCCGAAGGCGGTAATTCAATGCTGTTGGGCGGCATCAACATCATGGCTTGTTGCTGTTTCATACCTTCGATGTACCGCTTTCGATGTTTTTCAACGCCACAACTTTTAACCAATTGCGCGACGACTTTTGAAATATCAGTGCTGTGAAAACCATTTTTT